GGAATCCTGAAGACATGCGCCGAGCTTGTAGAATTCTGCAGAGATCCTTGTGTAATATCCTTGATTACCAAGACTTCCTGTCAATCCAATCGCAGTTATCCAATGACGAAATCCAGCCGCTTGGTATCGGTATTACTAACCTTGCTTACTGGCATGCCAAACGGGGATTGCAATATGGTGACAAGGACGCTCTGGCTGAAGTTAAGTCTTGGATGGAACATCAGGCTTTCTACCTTACAGAAGCTACAGTTGAGCTTGCCCGAGAACGAGGCGCTTGCAAAGATTCGGAGAGGACCTGGTATGGTCGTGGTGTGTTTCCGTGGGAACGACGTGCAGCCGGGGTCAATGAACTCACGAATTTTCAGCCTGAACTAGATTGGGAACCCTTGCGAGAACAGATGAAACAGCACGGTGTTCGCAATGCCACCTTGATGGCCATTGCTCCTGTGGAATCCAGCTCAGTAGTGATCAACTCAACCAACGGCATTGAAATGCCCATGAGCTTGATTTCGGTAAAAGAAAGCAAAGCAGGCAGCTTGACACAGGTTGTGCCTGAATATCACAAACTCAAGAACCGATATCAAATGATGTGGGCGCAGAAAAACTGTGACGGATATTTGAAAACTGCGGCTGTGTTGGCAGCCTATGTTGATCAAAGTATTAGTACTAACACATTTTATAATCCAGCACACTTTGCGGATCGTAAAGTTCCAACTACATTGATTGCCAAGAACTTGATGCAGGCACACTACTGGGGATTAAAAACATTCTACTATAGTTTGATCAACAAACAAGGTGCCAAGGCACGAGATGAAGAAGTTTCTGCACCATTAGAAGTAATCGACTTTGATGATGTTGAAGACTGCGAAGCCTGTAAGCTATGAAAAAAGTTGCGGTAATTGGCGCAGGCATCGCTGGCCTGACCACTGCCTATTATTTGATAAAAGCAGGTTATCAGGTATCGGTATATGAAGCCGAACGTTATCCTGCCATGCGGACCAGTTTCGCCAACGGTGGTCAGATATCAGTCAGCAATAGCGAAGTATGGACCAGTTGGAGCAATGTTAAAAAAGGCTTCAAGTGGATGTTCAAAAAGGATGCTCCACTACTGATTCGTCCTAGACTAGATTGGGCACAGTGGAAGTGGATGGCCAAGTTTTTGTACTACACAGCTCGTGGTGTGTATCAAAAGAACACAGCAAACACAGTAAAAATGGGACTGCAAAGTCAAGAACTGTACAACGAAATTTGCAAACAAGAAAAAATTAATTTTGACCGTAGTGACTGTGGCATCTTGCATTTTTACAAGGATCAAGATTACTGGGCAAATGCGCAAACAGTAACAGAATTGTACAACAAAAATGGCCTGCCACGTGAAGAAGTTAACCCTGCTTATGTTGGTGAGGTTGATCCTGCACTTAAAAACATCAAAGGCATTGTTGGCGCAACCATTACTGCTAGCGACTGGACTGGTGACGTCCACAAGTTCTGTTACCAGCTTGCAAACGTACTTGCGACCAAATACAATGTTACATTCTATTACGATTGGCAAATTAGGCATATTGAAGAAGTTTCTTTTTATGATGCTGTGGTCATTGCCAATGGTGTAGGTAGCACAGCACTGGCAAAAACAGTTGGTGATAGTCTTCCTGTATACCCGGTCAAAGGATATAGCATCACTATCAACAATGTTGATCCTGCACACTTGCCTACAGTAAGTTTGTTAGATGATCAAGCAAAGATTGTTACTTCAAGTTTGGGAAATCGTTTTCGTGTGGCCGGTACTGCTGAGTTAACTGGTGAAAACTATGATATACGTCGTGACCGTATTGAGCCGTTGTTGAAGTGGGTACACACTAACTTTCCCAATATCAACACACACGATTACACACAGTGGGCATGTTTGCGTCCTATGACACCAAACATGATGCCAATTGTACAACAGAGTAAGAAACGACCAAATGTGTTTTATCACACTGGTCATGGCCATTTAGGTTGGACATTGAGCCCGGCCACTGCTAAAATAGTAGTAGACCTTGTCAAGGAAAAAATATGAGCAAAGAACAATATAATTTAACAACTAAAACAGACTACCTCAATCGCAAGATGTTCTTGGACCCTGCAGGCCCAGTTACAGTTCAACGATTTGAAGAAGTCAAATACAACAAGCTAGTCAAGTACGAGCAAGAAGCACGTGGCTTTTTCTGGGTGCCTGAAGAAATCAGTCTCACCAAAGACGCACAAGATTTCAAAGATGCCAGTGACACAGTCAAGCATATCTTCACAAGCAATCTGTTACGCCAAACAGCACTAGACAGTTTACAAGGTCGTGGCCCAAGCCAAATCTTTACTCCAGTTGTAAGTCTTCCAGAACTAGAAGCCTTGGTCTACAACTGGACATTCTTTGAAACCAACATTCACTCAAGAAGTTACAGTCACATCATTCGCAACATCTACAACGTGCCCAAGGATGTGTTCAACACCATTCATGACACTAAAGAAATTGTAGACATGGCTTCAAGTGTGGGCAACTACTATGATCGTTTACACATGATCAATTGTCGCAAAGAACTGCTGGAACAGTTCCCTGAGCGTGAGCACATCCGAGCAATTTGGTTGGCACTGAACGCAAGTTATGCACTAGAAGCTTTCCGTTTCATGGTCAGCTTTGCCACCAGCTTGGCCATGGTAGAGAACAAGATCTTTATTGGCAATGGCAATATCATCAGCTTGATACTACAAGATGAAATGCTCCACAAAGAGTGGACTGGCTGGTTGATTAATCAGGTTGTCAAAGAAGATCCGCGATTTGCAGCAGCCAAGGCAGAATGTGAAGCTGAAGTTTATCAAATGTACCTGGATGTCATACGAGAAGAAAAGGCCTGGGCTGATTACTTGTTCCAGAAGGGCCCTGTGATTGGTCTCAATGCGCAAATTCTCAAAGACTTTGTTGATTTCACAGCATTCAATGCTCTCAAAGAAATTGGCATCAAATATACTGCAAGCTATCCGCGCTCAACACCCATCCCTTGGTTTACCAAGCATGTGGATACCAGCAAGAAACAGGCCGCGTTACAGGAAACCGAGAGTACAAATTATGTGATTGGGATCATGAGCGACCAACTAGATTATGACAACCTGCCGGACCTATAACGACAATTATCAAGGTGGTATCTTTTCATAGCATTTGATCCACCTGATAAACCACAATGCAGACAAGTTAGAGTAGGTTTTATACCTAACAGTTTTCCCTTCATCGGATTTGGCAATCCTTTATTCCAAGCGGTATGTCCCCTTGATTTGGGACTATTCAATCTTGCTATTCTAACTGCCTCTATGTGCTCGGGAGATTTCTTTTTGCCTTTATACAACTCACTAAGATTCTTTTTAAATGCATCTGAACGAACAGCACCGCTTGCGCCTTCGCCACCTTCTGTTCCGTTTTTAAGAATCCCAGTTTGTACATCTTGTCGCCCGTACCATTTGATATATCGGCGTTCAAGGGCAAATGCGCCAACTTCGGTTAAATGTGTTTCAAGGAATACAATACGAGAATTGTCTTTTGGAGTATGAACTCCTTTGCAATTTATTCTATGCTGAACAAAGGCTCGATCTCCGACTCCTTTGCCTATATAATAAGGAGTTCCGTCTTCTCGCAAATATGCATAGACGTAAAAATTGTTAGTTAAATACATGTGCTGGTGCCCTTTCCCGGCGTTAGAGTAGTTGGGGATTCCCGTCCCGCGAACTACACCTATATTTATGAAAGAAAATAAAAATATGACAAAAGCAATTGTATGGAGCAAATATCATTGCCCCTATTGTGACCAGGCCAAGGCCTTGCTCAAGCAGAAGGGTATTGAGTTTGAAGAAAAGAAAATTGGTGATGGATACACCAAAGAAGACCTATTAGAAGCAGTCCCAAATGCTCGCACCGTGCCACAAATATTTCTTGGCGAAGAGCTAGTGGGAGGCTTCAATGAGCTTAGACAACGCCTCGCTTGACAGTATCACCATTGACTGGTTCAAAGAAAAAATACCAGACTTTGAAAACAATAAATTTTTCACTGCTGACTGGTTTTCAAACGGCTTGATAAATTTTGAGTATGTCAAACAGCAGATGGGTGCACTGCCGCAGTCAATTTTGGAAATTGGATGTCACGAAGGGCGCAGTACATGTTGGATGTTGGAAAATTTTCTAGCCAACAACGGAACCATCACTTGCATAGATCCCTTTGCTCATGAACCACTCAGTGCGTTCAGAAACGAACGTCCACCCGAAAATAGAATCATTGAGCAAATATTTAGACACAACACTGATTTAGCCAAAGGGTCAGATCAGACAATTCGACTGATGCCAACACTGAGCTTTTACGCTCTTGCTGACCTCGTAGTAGAAGGTCAACAATTTGATTTTGTCTATGTTGACGGAAGTCACAGTGCAGATGAAGTACTTGCAGATGCTGTAATGGCGTTTGGATTGTTGAAAAAGAACGGGTACATGATTTTTGACGACTACCTCTGGAAAGAGGCAGCCGACGCATTGGATCGCCCAAAAATGTCCATTGACGCTTTTGTAAACATGTTTCAAAAGCACATAGAAGTCAAAATGATTAACTATCAATTTGTTATACAGAAAGTTTAAAATGCAATTAATCGCAACACCAGGTCAAGTTTACACCTTTAAGTTAAACTCGGGAGAAGAACTCATTGCCAAGGTCAAAATGGCCGGCGGTGATTGGATTGAGATCGAGCACCCGGTCAGCGTGGCTCCAGGGCCTCAGGGCATGGGCCTAGTACCCTCAATGTTTACCGCAGATCCTGACGCAGAAATCAAGCTAAATACAGCCAGCGTGGCAGTTTATGCATTGACTGACGATCCTGTCAAAATGAAATACATTGAAGCCACCACTGGTATCAAGGTACCAGAGAAGAAACTAATACTAGGATAACATGCCAGCAGTACAAAGAGTAGGTGATGCAAACGCAGCCGGCGGGATAGCTCAAGGCGGAGTTGCCTCTGTGCGTGTGAATGGTCAACCTATCATTGTTAACGGCAATTCAGTTACAGCCCACGCACCCTGGGGTAAACCTCATCCTCCACATGCTGCGGCAACAACAACCGGCGGCAACAGTACAGTCAAAGCTGGCGGCATACCTGTTGTCACCACAGGTTGTGCAGACAGTTGCGGACACCCACGCACCGGCGGCAGCAGTGATACAAGGGTTGGATAATGCCCACAATCACAACCCCGCTACAGTTGACCGCAGTTGCATCCTTGTTGCAAAATCAAGGACTCCGGCCGTTCCCGCCGGCCTTGGCCACAGCCATACAAAACTTCAATGCCACCACGGTGATCAGTAATTTTATTGCCGCAGTGAACTTTTACAAGGCACAGTCATACGCCACAGAATCCACGTTGGATCTTTTGCTACGCATTGGTAGCACTGTGTGCCCGGCTCTGGGCAACAGTATTCCCGAGAACCCGGTTGGCAGTTATCCTTATCTTGACAGTGAGTACTTGATCAATTATCTAGGTGCCGCAGACGGATCCACTCTTGACCCATCGGGCTTTTCCAATCTAATAGAACAAACCTGCGCAGCCTATCTTGGCAATGGTGATGCCAGTAGATTTTGCCAAGGGTTTATGTCAGTACAAGGCTATATTGACACCACCAATCAGTACATCAACAGTGGTGTCAATGTCAATCAGTATCTGGGACCGCTGTTTACCGACATGGATAGTCTTGTAACCGGCAACATTTCCAATATCACAACAGACTTGCCCAATTTTGGTGTGGACTTGTTCAAGCAGGGAAATTTGTGGAACCCCAATAAACTGGACCTATATGGCACACCAGCTGGGTTGATACAACAAATTTCGGCCTTGACTGGAATTCGAGGTCGCACTGTACCTGCACTACAGAATGCCATGATCAGCATGGGTCTCACTGCCCAAAACATTTCTGACTTGGTGAATGACAATCGTGTGGGGTTGAATCGACCCAACGGACTCACACAAAACGAGTTTGACAAACTGCAACTCATGGCCTACCGAGCAATTACCACGATCTCAGGCGATGACCTGCAACAGATCTTGGACATCTTGGGAGTGACCACACCGGGCGTGGCCAGTCTTGAAGATTTGCTGAATCCAGTGATTATGTTTCCTTTGAGTTATGCATCGTTACAGACCCCTAGCCCCAATGGTCCTGTACCAATTTTCAACAGCACCGGTGCGGTGAATTCCAGCATCACTCCCATAGTCAACAGTTACTTGCCCACAGCGTCTGGCTGTGACGAGCTGGGCAAAGTGATCCCGCCCGCACAGGCCGTGGCAAACAAAGCCATACAGGTGGCTCTGCAACAAATCAACAACGTACCCAATACCACGTTGCCAAAGTTGGCTGAAATTGTGATAGGCAGTGTAGACAACCCTTGGGTAGTAACACAGCCCTATCTGGCCAACACAGTGGTGGGCTTGGGCGCACCAGTAGCCAGTTACTATAGAGCCATTACTGACGTTCCTGCTGGCATAGATATCAACAATACTGCCTACTGGGAACCAACCACCCTGGGTGGTCTCAGTACCATGGCTGGATTACCGCTGATACAGGCACAGACCACTCCAGTAGACAGTTCAATCACAAATTATATCGCAAACATCTTGGCCACAGGTACCGGACCCAACGGCACAATCACCACATATGATGTACTGGGGCTGACACTGGACAGTGAAGATTTTGCCGCACAATTGGACACAGCTACCACAGCCGTCAATGCTTTGCAAACCGCGGGCAGTTTGGCCACCCTGAACACAGCATACGTAAACATTTTGTCGGCAATCAATGATGCTGGAGTACTAACTCAAATTACCAATGCCAACAACGCCATTGCCGCACTTGGTGCCAGTCCCTATGTGACCACACTCAACACCGCCTGGACCTACATGGCCAATTTCATGAACCTGAGTGCCAAGTACACCAGCGAAGCCGGTGCGGACTACTTCAATTTGCAAGCTGGTATAACAACCAATGTGTACAGTTTTGTTCAGAACTTGCCGCGTTATGGTTTGCTCACCGCCTTGGATGATGCTGCTGAGTTCATGGAAAACATTGCCGATACCACTACCTTAGGGGGTCAGGCCATTGTTGGCGTCATGCGCGAAGGTCGCAATGATTCAAGATTGTTTGCTGGCAGCTTGTACAACACCAACCAAATACCCAGCGATCCAGAAGTTGCTCCAGTCCCAGTGATTGTGCCGGTGACTTGATAAAAACACAACAAAAATAGCCGTTTTGTGTTGACTCGGCTCTGCTATACATATATAATATAGATTGACATCTTGTCATTCAACTTTTAAAGGAAAAATAAATGAAAAAATTTGCAATTGCAACCATGATCGCCCTTGCTGCCTCTGCAGCTTCTGCACTGGAAGTTGGTGTTACCACTGCCCGTGACTATGCTGGTACCAACCGCAACGCTGTGGGCCTAACTGTTGGCCAGAAAGTTGGCGTTGCCACTGTGACCGCTGGTTTTGATCGTGCCACAGGTGGCACCAATGATCAGGACCGCTACAGCTTGGTTGCCGGAGTTGATGTTGCCAAATTGGGCCCTGTGAGTGTTGCAGTCAAAGGCGGAGCTGCCTACCTCAACAACCAGACTGGTCAAGACGGTTACGCTGCCTTGGTTGGTGTGGGCGCAAGTGTGCCTGTTGCCAAGAAAGTGGCACTGACTCTAGACGCCACACGCCAGTTTGGTCAAAGCAGTGTGAACAGTTTTGACGGCAATCGTGTCACTGCTGGCCTTAAGTTCAGCTTCTAAAGTAATACTTGAGTATTACAAAAACCCTGCAAATTGCAGGGTTTTTCTTTGGTTGACCAATAATTCCCAATTTGCTATAATATACGCATACAGACACAAAAGGAGCCCCGAATGTTTTACATCGTTGCAAAAGGTACCGGACACATTGTTACCGATGGTCCCAATCGGACACGTGCCTACAAAACTTTTGGTGCCGCACGTGCCACCCGCACTCGGCTGTGTAACAAGGCAGGTTGGATGTTGAGTGAGCTCAGCATTGTTGACACCAAACACTACAAACCCCGAATGGTTACCCGTACTAACCTCATGACCGGTCAAGAGTTTACAGAAGATGTCAACACCCCTTACTTCTGCTCGCCCAGTTCTGAATCTTATTGGAGCATGTAATCATGGAACGACTCGCAGACATTCAACAGATCAACTCTGCTATCATGTTTGGTGACTTCAGCAATGACCAGCTCAACAGCATCATTGCTGCCATCAAGTATCGTCGATCTTTGATCACCAAACAAAACAAACGAGCATTCAGGTCCGGTGACTCTGTGAAGTTCACCAGTAGCCGCAATGGCCTGACCTATGTGGGCACTGTGGACAAAGTCAAAATCAAATACATTCTTGTGAAGACTTCCGGCGGCATGTTCAACGTGCCTGCCAACATGTTGGAGTCAGCATGACTGTCAAGCCGTTTCGTGATTGGCTTGAAGATTTATGGCGAGCCAACTGTGATGAACTTGACGGCTGGGGTCAGCCCCGAATGACCATGCCAGAATATTTTGCCAAATACAAATGGTGGCTCAAACGCGAGTACCAATACCAAAAAGGAGTTAGACGTGGGTCTTGACATGTATGCATATGTGGCCAGCCGAGCCGGGCAGCAAAATGATTTTTATGACACAGCGGTGTTTGACTCTGATGCAAAAGAGTATGTGAATAGCAATGTCACCAAGCCACGTGAAATTGCCTATTGGCGCAAACATCCCAATCTGCATGGTTGGATGGAAAGCCTTTGGAAGCGTAAATTGCACCAAGCCAACATGGAACAGCCCGATGACCGTGGTTGGGGCAGTGCGTTCAACGGCATTGAACTAGAACTAACATGGGAAGATCTTGACAAACTTGAGCAAGCAGTCAAGCACTGCCAGCTACCCAAGACCACAGGATTTTTCTTTGGCGAAGACTCGGACGAATATTATCGAGCACAAGATCTAGAGTTTATCCAAACTGCCAAGTCCGAATTGTTCTTGGGACTTAAAGTGTTTTATAACTCGTCGTGGTAAGGATTTAAATAACATGAATGAAATCTCTTTTGATCTTGATCGTTGTGAGGCAGTGATGGCCGCAGGTTGGATTCGAGACCTGGAAAGTTCGGACAGTCGCATTCACAAAGAAAAGGTGATTGAAAAAGCACTCATGGCCGCACGACTGGGCAGTACTGATGCACAGTGCTTTTTGTTCAACTGCTATCAAGCCTACAATCCGTTCTACACATTTCATGTGCGACAGGTTCCCGAAACCACAGGACTAACTGGTCGTGGCAACCCGTGGCCACGCTTTTGGGCCTTGTTGGAAGACCTGCGCACTCGAGGTATTTCAGGACACCGCGCACGTGATGCCATTCAAGAATGTGCTGACGAGTTTGATAGTGAAGAGTGGAACAATCTTGCTCGACGTGTGCTGATCAAAGACCTACGTTGCGGCATTTCGGAAAAGACCTTGAACAAGGTGTTGAGCAAAACTGAATGGAAGATTCCTGTGTTCAGTTGCCAACTGGCACAAGACTCAACAGACCAGCCCAAAAAGCTCCGAGGCATCAAGCGCCTGGAATGCAAACTGGATGGTGTGCGTGTGTTGGCAGTGGTGTCGGGTAACTCGTGCACCCTGTACAGTCGCAATGGTAAAGAGTTTGAAAACTTTCCGCAGATTGCAGAAGCTATTTTAGATAATCGCAAGCACTTTCAATACGGTCGTGGCACAGGTGGCCACTTTGTGCTGGATGGTGAGATCGTTGGCGAAAGCTTTCAAAAGCTCATGCGTCAAGCACATCGCAAGAGCAATGCTGAAACTTCGGGCATGGTGTATCACATTTTTGATATCTTGCCCTTGGATGCTCTCAAACAAGGCCACTGCAATTTGCAACAGTACAAACGCATTAAGTGGATTGAGAGTGCCCGAGAAGCCCTTTTGGACACGCCTTGCCTGCGCATCATGAATGGCTTGGAAGTGGACCTGGACACAGCCGAAGGGCATGACATCATGCACCGTTATGCCGAGGCTGCTGTGGCCGAGGGTTTTGAAGGTATCATGATCAAGAGCATGGATGCACCTTATGAGTGCAAACGCAGTGATTTTTGGATGAAATGGAAACCCACTATAACTGTTGATTTGAAGATTGTGGGTTTTGAGCAAGGTACTGGTCGCAACGAAAATCGACTTGGTGCTATAATTTGTGAAGGAGAAGACAATGGACGGCATATTTGTGTTAATGTTGGCAGCGGTCTTAGTGATAGCGATCGCGATGGGTACTGGGCCGCAAGGCATGACCTACTTGGTCACTTGGTTGAAATCCAAGCTGACGCGGTCACACAAAACCAAGACGGAACATACAGCCTCAGATTCCCACGGTTCTTGAGATTTCGTGACTTCGAAGCAGGAGAAAAAGTTTGAAAATTGGACTTAGTTATAGTCGTTGTGTTCGTGACATTGTGGAAGGTCAAGTGGACCTTGAAGATGTGTTGGTCATTGTTGCTCGCACAGACTTTGATCCACGTGATGATGCACAATGGTCGGGTATCTGGGCAGGCTATAGTGGCGGCTCATTTCTAAACACAAATATAGAATGGGGCGATACTGATTACACGGAACAAGATTTCCGTGATGTCAGTATTGAATTATGGAATCAAGGCAAGTTCCACCAGCCCCGCAAGTTCGGTGCTCACCCCCGACGCCTGCCGTACTACTGGTTAGAAACTGTGGTATCAGACAGCGACCTAGAAAACT